CCGAGCAGCGACTCATTGTTGATGGTCTTGATGTTGGTGCCGCTCACCAGCTTGTCCTGCTTGCCGTCCGCGAGGTCGTACGCCGCCTTGACAGCCGATGCCGTGGCCGCGAGGGACGTGGACGTGGAGTTGGTGGCGCTTGACAGCTTGGTCACGCCGTAGTACGTCGTTGTGGCGAAGCAGCCGTCTGTGAGCATCCAGTAGGTGCCGTCGTAGACGAACTGCAGGACCTCGCCAGCCTGCCACTCGTACCGCGCGGCGTTGGTCGTGCCCACGCGCTTGACGTTCTTCGCGCCCGTGGACTGGACATTGAGGGTCGGAGCGCCGTTGTAGGTCTGGGCGTTGGTGAACTTGACGTTCACCACGGTGCCAGCAACGAGGTCGGCGCTGGCGAACTCCTCGCAGACCACGACCTTCGCAGCCGTGGCCGCAGACGTCGCGCATGTGCCGTAGAACACTCTCACGCCGCTACCTCCCCCGCTCGCCGTCCCCGTGGAGCGCACGCCGTCCGCCGCGTAGAACACCTTCCCGCTCGCCACGTCGGCGGCGGTGGCGGTGGTGTCGGACACGTCGAAGAAGCTTGACGTCCCGCCGCCAGTCGTGGGCACGTCGATGCTGGGCACGTCCTCGTACGACGCGCCCGCGATGGTCACGTCCTGTGCCATGTTTTGCCCCCCTACGAGACGGTGAGAACCTTGGTTGTCGCATCCTGCGAGACGGAGACCAGCGTCAGGGTACCCGTGACGCCGAAGATGGACTTGCCGCTCTTGATGTTGGAGCCGACGAGGTTGGAGTCGCCCGCGATGGTCTGCGCTCCCGTGAGGTACGTCCCCGCGGCGATGGTCTGCGCGGAGGTGCCGGGGGTGATCGTCGCGGCCGCCTTGGTGGTCAGCTGCTCGGTCTCGCTGCCCGAGACGGTGACGGTGCCCGCCGTGCCCGCGCTCACGTAGCCCGCCGTGACGGACGGTGTGACGCTCTGCGACGCGCTCACGCTGGCGGTGATGAGTCCAGCCGACGAGACGGAGATGGTGGGCGTCGCGGTGATGGACGTGGCGGGCGTCTTGGCGCTGCCGCTCGCCACGGTCTTGCTCGCCGCCGTGGCGTAGTAGCCCGCTGGCGCGGTGACGGTCGCGCCGCTCGCGGTGAGGTCGCTGGACGCCTTGCTGGCGATGGTGCCCGTCAGCTTGGTGCCGTCGGCATATGCGGTGACGCCTTCCAGCAGCTGCCCGCCCGATGTGGCGGTGGCGTCCGAGGTGTCCACGAACTCGGCGGTGCCGCTGCCCGTGGCGAACGGAATTTCGACGCTCGGGACGTTCTGGTAGGTGACGCCGTTAATCTTGACGTTCTGTGCCATGTTTGCTCCTTAGCTAACGGTGAGGGTGGAGCCGTTCCACGTGATGAGGCCCCAGTTGCTCGGGATGGGATTGACCACGAAGTCTGCCGTCATGAGCTTTCCCGTGGTCGGGAATGTCTGCGCGGACGCCGTGGGCGTGGCCTCGTACGGCCCCTGGTACTCTTCGGCACTGACGTTGACAACCTTCACGTACTCGTCCGCGCCCCATTCGAGCGCGGACTCGCCCACGTCGAGCGTGAGCGCCGTTTCCTCCAACTCGAAGTCGATGCAGCAGCAGCAGTCAGCCGCCATAGGCCAGCACCTCCTTGATGTGGTTGTCACCCACCTCGATGCGCTTCTCGGCGGTGGCGAGGCGCTTGCCCTCGGCGGTCACGAAGTTGAGCTGCACGGTCGCGCCGCCGCTCCTGATGCCGCCCGTCTGCAACTGGGTGAAGTCCGCGAGCACCACCGTGGCGTTCGCGTCGGCGTCGTAGGTGACGCTTGTGACATCGCCCTCAACGGGGTCGCGGCTCCCCTGCTTGATGGTCGCGTGCGCCTCGGTACCCGTGAGGTCGGCACCGCGCACGGTGAGCCGCAGTGTCGGCGTTGTCCACTGGATCATGGCCCGCTCCTTACTTGCTGTGCCTCGCGAGGTATGCGTCAGCGTCCTCGCCCAGCAGCTCGTCCATGTACTTCTTGGTCTGGTGGTTGCCGCCCTTCTCGCGGTAGATGCGATAGGCGTCAACCTTCTCATCGGTCGAGAAGTGCTCGTCGTAGATGGACATGCGGCAGACCATGAGCGTCAGCTCGTCCAGCGTCCTGCGGTCATCGTCCATCTTTCGCTTGTACTCGCGCACCTTGCGGAGCTGCCCGCCGAGGTAGCCCGCGATTGCGGCGAGCACGGTCGGCACCGCCCAGCCGATTACGTACGGTGACAGGGTGTCCATTGGCGTCGCTCCTTAGCCTCAATAGATGTACGTCAGCGTCCCGTACCAGCTCGCTGACGAGCTGTAGCCAGCGGGGACGATGTAGACCCCGCCGTTCGATGCGTACACGACCATTCGCGCGGCCTGCGTGGAGCCGCCGCTGGACGTGAGCACCGTGGTCGAGATGTTGTAGTCGGGCTTGTAATTCGTCAGCACGTTCGCGAGCACTGCGGTCGAGGTGGACGGCGTGCAGCTCACGCCGTGCGCCTGAACCATGATCGTGCGTCCGCTGCGCTTGATCGTGATGGAGTTCGAGTCGTACAGCGTCTCGACGGCAACGGACGCTTCATTCGCCGCGACGCCCGTCACAACGGCATCGGTGCCAAGGTAGTCAACCCTTACGCGGTCACCCGCAACCGCGCTCGTGGCAGACGCCAGCGCGGTCACGCTCGGCACCGTGGAGCCCGCGATGTCAACGTCCATCGTGCCGTCCGCGTTGACGGCCACGACGGTTCCCCAGCGCCACTTGACCGCCGTCTGCTGGCTCTGCGGCGCGGTGACCTCGGCGATTCTCGACGCAGCCAGGTCTACTAGGCTAGGCACGCTCGAACCTCCTTAGCTCTGATGTGCAGAGGCACCCGCCGCTGCCGACCTCGATGGTCTGCGTGCGAATAGCGAACTTGCCGCTGATGCCGGCGCTGGGGTAGTCCAGCTCGACCACATCGCCAACGCGGGCGCCGCACCAGACGTGCTGGATCGTGACGCGGTGGACGATGGACTGGTTCGTCTCTAGCAGCTGACGCGCGGTGGCGTCGGCCACGCTCTGCTCAACGGTGTCCTGATAGCTGTAGGTCGCGACCTTGCGCCGCCCCAGCGTCACCGTGGAGTACGGCGATTCGGGGTCATCGTCCACGGCGATGCCTACGACGGTGGACTCCTCGTTCTCGTAGATTGTGCGCACGACGTTGCAGACCTTCGTGGCGTCGCGCTCGTCGGTGGCGTCGCTGAGGAACGTCGCGTTGATGCCCTCCACGAACGACCACACGGGCTCCGACTCGTAGTTCACGGGCGCTAGGTGCTCCACCCTGCCGTACTCGTCGGTCTTTGGCGCGCGGCACCCCCACAGCTCGTTGAGCGCAGCGATGAAGTCCAGCTTGCTCCCGCCCGGCTCGTCGCTGTCTGCGGTGAGGCCGAACGCGAACATGGTGTCCATGGCCTTGTACGGCAAATCGGTCGGCCAATCGTCCTCGGCGAACGTGAGCCCGCAGTTGCGCACGACCCGCGCGTAATACGACGCGCCGTTGCGCCCCTTGGGGATCACGTACACGCTCTCGAACGCATCGTCGGCCAGCTCCATGAGCCGCCCGTCCAGTCGCGCCTCGCATTCCTCGTAGCTGCCGTGGACATCGCGCGCGGGGACGTTGACCAGGAACGTTCCGAGCACGACGTCCTCCGTCGTGCCGTCCTCGAACGTCGCGGTCATGTGGCAGCGGAGCAGGTCTGTGCCGACGTCGAGCGGCCCGACGCAGTTCACCGTGGCCGTCTCGAAGGTCTCCGTGTCGTTGTTGACCTCGATGCGGCCAGACGTGATGTTGTCCACCCGCTCCGTCTCATAGCCTGTGTCGAAGAACCCAGCGCTGAAATCGGGGTCGAACGACGATCTCGGCACGCGCCACCACGAGTACGCGGCCTCGAACGGCTTAGTCCAGTCGGCCATTACCACGCCTCCGTGAATCTGACGGCGTCCCAGTCAAGCGAGATTGCCCACACGCGCGACGCGGGGAACCCGTGGTCGATGCTCCAACGCATGTGGGCTCGGTAGCGATGTCCGTATGGGTCGCGCATCCAGCCAACCGGGTAGCGCAGCGTGAGCGCGTTGATGCGGTCGGCGTCAGCCTGCCCAACGGTGTCCCAGCTACCACTGCCGCTGATGTCGCGGTCGGTGGTCGCGTAGTAGACGGGCAGACCGCTGCCCTGCCCGCCGTCAGCGAAGTGGTACGAGTCACCGCCGTGCGTGGTGGACATTGCCGTCTTGGCGTTGAACCGCAGCTTTGCGTGCTCTGTGGCCCGCGCTCCGAAGTTGAATGCCCAGTAGCCCGTGGTGATGGCCATGTCCACCGCGCCGACGCTCGTGGCTCCCGTGCGGGACACAGCCGTAATCTCGTAGGTGTACGGCACGCCCAGCGGTGGCAGCGGGTCGGTGACGCTCTCGCCCGACTCCACGTTGTCCGCGATGACCCAGCGCGTACCGTCGGCATTGACTCGCGCGACGATGAGATGGTCGGTCGCAGGAGGGTCATATGGCACGTATGGGCCGTCGTACTCGCCCGCATAGAGTGACAGGCGAATGTCGCACGTGACCGTCGAGTTTGCTGGCACGGCAAGGTAGGTGCGCACCATCGTCGCGCTGCCCATGTCGGCGAGCGTTGTGGCTGGCACATGTGCGACGCCATCTGTCGAGAAGTCGGAGTTCCTGCTCCCAGTCCACACCGATGCGGTGCTGTGTGTCGCTGGCGCGTTTACGCGGATTGCGCCAGAGAGGTTGCGCACCTCGATGAGGTACGTGTACGCCGTCGATGGCGTGAGCGCGACGGCACTCGCCTTTGGCGAGACGTTGACCCATGCCCAGTCTGAAGTGCTGTTGGTGTAGGTGAACCTTGCCCAGCCGTCCGTCAGTGCGGTCATTGCCGCCGAGAAGTTGGTCGAATACCAGTAGCTCGTATCGGTCAAGCTGTGCGCAAAGTATTCGCCGATGTTCGTTGCGCTCGTCGCTTCGCCCGCCGTTGCGGTGACGATGGCGGTCATAGCCTCGGTGTCGTTGGTGACGGTCGCGGTCGGCTGCGCGGGCGGCATCCATGCGGTCGTGAATCTCGCGGCGTCAGAGCCATACAGCCCGACGCCACTAGTTGCGCCCACGATCAGCGTGTACCCGCCGCCGTTGGCGAGCATGCCATCGCCCACGTCGAACGTGAACGACCTTGCGCTGCCATCCAGCGGACGTTGGAGGTAGAGCGTCGTGAGCAAGGAATCGTATAGATAGAGCACTTGCTCTGCGATGCCCGAAGTGTCGCTCGCCGTCCACGACGCGGTGAACGGCAGGCCCGTGACGATCTCGCTGTCGGCAGGAGAGAGTATCGACACTGCGGGAGCAACGTACACCTGCACAGTGGCGAACGCGGCATCGCCGTTGCCCTCGCCGTTGTAGCCATAGACGCTAATCTTGTACGTGCCTGGTGTGTCCATGCCCA